GCGTGTGTGTCTATTGGCAAGGCTTCTGGAAGCAGAGGTCTTGTTCTGTACCTGAAAGTCTGTAACGTTGCACTTATGCAATCGTTACCCGGAGGTCAGCTGTCTTTCCATTCAAGGAAGATTGGAAAGGTTGCAGTTGCCCGGTCTCGGGATGGACTCCCACGTATCATGCCTGCATTCGTGCGGACACAGATACGTTCTGGAAACAGAGAGATGATCCGGCTTTGGTTAACATTCTTCGGAATGTACAGAGTGATGCCCTGTAAGGGACGACCCAACTTTGTTTCCATTGTTGGTCCAGGTCCGGTTCTATCGGCTCCTTTCCTCGCGGATTGGATGTCCTTTATTACCAAGACCTTCCTTCCAGGGATTCAAACACACTCGGGGGTCGAACTGAAGAAATTACGGTTCGACCTAACCACCGACCTTCGGGATGTGAATCCCGAGGACTACGGACGGCCCGAGCCGTTTGTGATCTCTTCAGTCTCTGCAGACCGGCTTGAGGATCCCAAAATCAGCAAGCGAGTTGCTGACCTCAAGCTTGCCAAGAAGCCTGTACCAGCCTGGCTATCCGGGACACCTACCTCGTTCGCGCACCGGTTCTCATCAGCAATGATGTGGACAGCCACTCCCTCACGGGATGGCTTCGCGTCCCTAGGCTCTAATCTATTACGTGACTTCCTGGAGTGTATACCAGGGGGTTACGGAACGACTAAGAGTTTATGGACGTTGCTGGAAGACACTGCCGGTTACTATCGGCAGGCCCGTGCGACAGATCGGACCTTGGTCCGGAATGCGCACGGATATGGTAAGAATGTCTGCGGACGTCTTGCCTTACTTCCGGAAGCGGCGGGGAAGGTCCGAATAGTGGCTCTGGTAGACTGCTGGACCCAGTGGGCTCTTTATCCACTTCACAAGTGGCTCTTCGATATCTTGAAAGAGATCCCTCAAGATGGAACGTTTGACCAGCTAAAGCCGGTCGAGCGTTTATTAAAGAGAGTAAATTCTCGTCAGATCATTTACTCTTACGATCTTTCGTCCGCGACGGATCGTATACCCATTAAGATCCAGGAGTGCCTACTAGCGTGTATATTTGGAGAAAAGTTCTCACGAGCTTGGGCAGCCTTATTGGTTGGAAGACCCTATGTGATCCCGTTAAGGGTAGCACGAGAGCAAAACGTTGGAACTCGGTTCCTTCGTTATGCGGCCGGTCAACCAATGGGTGCATACTCCTCCTGGGGTATGCTCGCCCTAATCCATCACGCGCTGGTACAGTATTCCGCACAACGAGCGGGCATCAAAGGTTGGTTTGCCCTATACGCGGTATTAGGCGATGACATAGTCATCGCTGACAACCGCGTAGCCAAGAAGTACCGTGCACTATGCCGGTTACTCGGTGTGGAGATCGGGCTCGCGAAAAGTCTAGTAAGCTCGGGGAAAACCCTCGAGTTTGCGAAAAGATTCTTCTACGAAGGATCCGACCTGTCCGGTATGCCGACAAAGTTCTGGGCTGCTGCGCAGTCCCAGTCCGGCGTCGCATGCGCACTAGCAGCCTGGTACCCATCGGGTACTCTCGGGAACTTCGTGCGGGCTCTTGGCGGAGGGTTCAGGGTCGCTTCAAAAGTGGGTACTACACGTTGGAACAAATTGTCGAAACGGGTACTCTCACTTTGCGTATCCCTGACGAACCCAGTTATGGGAGCTCGGTTGGCTTTCAAAACTTGGCCTGAATGGCTATGGAGCCAAAGCGCTGATACGTCTCGTCCTATGGATGATGCGTCCCTCACGCAATTAACTCCATTTTGTACTGCGGTACAGAGCACCCTGGTGGATCCCGCGATCGCCAGCCTAGAGGAGTATCAAGAAGATTTATTCTTCTCTGAGAAAATCGAGGATCCGGTAACTCGGTTAACGGATAGTGCAGCAAACAAGGCTATTGTTTCTGCGACCAACTCTCTCGAGCTGCACTCGAAATCCCTACGCCACCTCCAGGCACTTAACATCAAGTTGAACTTGGTGCAAGTCTCTGCTATTATTACGCAGATATGGAGATCTGTGGATAAAGCGGGACTGGTGCCGTTGACCTCAATGAGGGCAACTGTACGCCCAGAACTGGACCCATTCGCTTTACGGGTGTCTTCAGTATACAAGTATTGGAGTTCGCTGCGTAAACTTGCAGTTCCGGAGAGCCCACAAAGTGGGATGCGGAAAGAGGTGGCGCCTGGGAATGAATAAAGAGCATTCCCTATCCCCGGCACGGATGGGGACTTAAGATACTTCCCACTACTAACTCCTTGACCTACGGGTCTTTGGAGGAAACAGTTGAGTGCATCCTAAGCACCATGGCACCGAGAAACTCAGAGAGAGCCCGAACCTGCGGCTCTCAGCCTCCTCGGGCTGGGCCTGTTTGCGGCCGCGCTCAGGATGCGGCGTTCCCGGTAGGCCGTTCCCGGTTCACCCTTC